AAGTGTTTTTACAATTATCATTATAGTCACCTCCTTCCGAGATGATTATAGCACAAATGGTTAAAAAATACAATCGACATGTATAAGAAAGGAAAATTTAAATTATGGAAGAATTAAAGGTATTTGAAAATGCAGAGTTCGGCTCTGTAAGAACAACAACAGTAAACGGAGAGATTATGTTTGTCGGTAAGGATGTGGCGGGAATACTTGGGTATAGCAATCCTCGCAAAGCTTTAGCGGACCATGTTGATGAAGATGACAAAACGGATGGGGTAACGATTCGTGACTCCATCGGTAGAGAACAAAATCCGGTATGTATCAATGAATCGGGTTTGTACAGTCTTATCTTATCAAGCAAAATGCCGAATGCGAAGAAGTTTAAGCATTGGGTTACGGCTGATGTATTACCGGCTATACGCAAAACAGGAATGTATGCGACCGAAGAACTATTGGAAAATCCCGATTTGGCTATACAGGCGTTTACGGCATTAAAATTGGAGCGAGAGAAAAATAAGAAACTAAACACCACTGTTAAAGTTCAAGAACAGCAGATTATGGAACTTCAACCAAAGGCGTCATATTATGATTTAGTTTTAAATTGTCCCGATTTATTATCAGTCACTGTCATAGCAAAGGATTACGGTAAGTCGGCAAAATGGTTAAACAATTTCTTAAAAGAACACCAGATACAGTTTAAGCAAGGAGGGATATGGCTGTTGTATAAGGAATATGCTGAAAAAGGCTACACAAGTACAAAGACGCATACTGTAAACGGAAATGACGGCAAGCAACATTCTAAAGTAAATACATATTGGACACAAAAAGGCAGATTGTTTATTTATGCATTGTTAAAGAGCGAGGGTATACTTCCGATAATGGAACAGGAGCAGATCGCTTAGTACAAAGTAATAGGACAAAAAATGAAATACATAGATTAAAGCAGGAGGTGGAAATCATGGAGGCGGAAAAGACCAAAAAGGCAAGAAAGCCGAGAAAGCAACCTAAAGTACATGTTGAAGTGGTAGGAAGTTGGCAAGACAGACCTGCTTATGAGCGTTTTCAGCATTGGAAACCTCATATAGAAAATATGTATCATATGCTTGGGTACGGTGATGTAACGGTTGAGCCGTCGCAGGAGATGATTGACGAGTACAATGCTATTCAAGCAAACAAAGAAAAAGGAGCTTAATGCTCCGATGATGGGACAAGCTCACAGGATAAAGAGAGGTAAACTAATGAACACAATAGGAATTGCACTGATTAGTTTCGGTGTGGGACTAATCATAAGTTGGAAATTGGCAGAAAGGGACATAAAAAATGCTAAAAAGAAAACCAAAAACAGAGAATGAGAAAACGGAAGAATATTTCCACAGAGAAGTATTTCCGATGATTAATGCATTCGCCAAAGAGTGCAAGGGACACCCTAATCAAAATTATATAGTGAAAGGAATATTTTCAAATGAACAAATATGTAGTAATGACGGGCAGAGATGATGTTGTGGTTTTAAATGCCGACGACAACAAGTCGGTTAAGGCGTACATAGCAAAAGGTTACGGCATAACAAATCGTATTAAGTCAAAACACCCGCTTGAAATGAGTGTTGCGAAGATTATCAGTGGAGATAACTAAAAGCTATGACGAAATACGAATTTGACGATTTGGCGTGCATAGACGATGATTTTGCTTGTCGTGATGACGACTTCGCCTGTATCGATGATGATTGGGCGTGCATAGATGATGATGACGCAGTATGCGACGATGAACGCGATGGACTTACGGAAGAAGAAGCCGACGCATACGAAAAGGAAAAAGCGTGGTATGACCTATTCAAAGAGGTATTGCAGTATCCGTACAGTTACGGATTATCTTGGGGAATAGTTTTAGCATACAGACAACCTATAAAATATCAGAATTAGGAGGTGAGAAGAGTGGCAGATGAGAAGAAAATACTGAAAATGTATAACGATTTAACACCGAATGAAAAGCATTTGGTAGGTGTTTTCGTAAATGCGATGATACTTAGTCGCAATAAAAATGACCGTCAGAGCGGCAACTCTATAACGGTCAAATAACAAAAGCACATAGATTATTAATCTATGTCAACATTATATCACAGAAAGGAACGAAAATCAATGATAAAGATAAATGAATTACAGCTTGAAAATGTCAAGCGAATAAAGGCGGTAAAACTTGAGCCGGCACAGAATGGTTTAACTGTTATCGGAGGTAAAAACGGACAGGGTAAAACTTCTGTCATAGACAGTATAGCGTGGGCACTGGGCGGTGACAAATACCGTCCGTCACAACCACAGCGTGACGGCTCGGTCATTCCGCCTATTCTTCATATTGAATTGTCAAACGGTTTAATTGTGGAGCGCAAGGGCAAGAACAGTGCATTGAAAGTAATAGATCCGAACGGTAACAAAGGCGGTCAACAGCTTTTGAATGAGTTTATTGAACAATTTGCACTGGACTTGCCGAAATTTATGCAAGGCACATCAAAGGAAAAAGCAGAGATACTACTTCAAGTAATCGGTGTCGGAGAGCAGTTATATGAAATTGAAAACAGAGAAAAACAACTTTACAACGAACGTACCGCAATCGGCAGAATAGCAGACCAAAAGAAGAAGTTTGCGGAAGAAATAGTCGATTACCCCGAAGCACCGAAAGAACTTATTTCAATCTCGGAACTTATCCTAAAGCAACAGGAAATACTTGCAAAAAACGGCGAAAACCAACGTAAACGTGAAAAGGCACAATCACTTTTAAAGCGTTCCGAAGATTTAAAAGCACAGATTACAAATCTTCAATCACAACTTGATGTTGTACTTTCGGATCTTGAAATTGCACAAAAATCGGCACTTGATTTGCACGACGAATCAACCGAAGAACTTGAACAGAACATCAAGAACATTGAGCAGATAAACATTAAAGTTCGTGCCAATATGGATAAAGACAAAGCCGAAGAAGAAGCGAAAGAATACAAGGACAAGTATGAAGAGCTTACCACAGCTATTAGTAACGTTCGTAAAGAAAAGACGAATTTATTGAAGAATGCAAATCTGCCACTTGATGGATTGTCGGTTGAGGACGGCGAGCTTACATACAAAGGCTTTAAGTGGGATAACATGAGCGGTGCGGAGCAGATGAAAGTATCAACGGCTATTGTCAGAAAGCTCAATCCCGATTGTGGTTTTGTACTTCTTGATAAGTTGGAGCAAATGGATACCGACACATTAAAAGAGTTCGGTGAATGGCTTGAAAAAGAGGGATTGCAGGCAATAGCCACAAGAGTAAGTACAGGTGAAGAATGCAGTATCATCATTGAGGACGGATATTCAAGCGAATTAAGCACAGCAACACCTAATGCGACAAAAACTTGGAAAGAGGGAGAATTTTAATGGATATTACAAGCGGAAAAATCGAATCGGCACAAAAAGTAATCATATACGGTCCGGAGGGAATAGGCAAATCGACGTTTGCGTCGAAGTTCCCAAGTCCTCTGTTTTCGGATACAGAGGGCAGTACAAAACATATGGACGTAAGACGTTTGCCTAAGCCTACCTCTTGGACATTGCTAAAAGAGGAAGTAGCATATGTCAAAGCAAATCCGACTGTATGCAAAACATACATTATAGATACTTTTGACTGGGCGGAAAGACTTTGTATTGCAAAGATATGCGCAGATAATAACAAAAAAAGTATTGAAGATTTCGGATATGGTTCGGGATATGTGTACGAATTAGAGGAAATAGGCAGATTTTTAAATTCACTTGATGAATTGATTGAATTGGGTATCAATGTAGTTTTGACGGCTCATGCACAGTTGCGCAAATTTGAACAGCCGGACGAAATGGGAGCATATGACCGTTGGGAGTTGAAACTCGGCAAAAAAACAAGTTCGCAGATTTCACCTATTTTGAAAGAGTGGGCGGATATGATTTTATTTGTCAACTATAAAACATTTTCGGTTGCGACAGATGACAAAGGAACAAAACATAAGGCACAGGGCGGTACAAGAACAATGTACACCACGCATCACCCTTGTTGGGACGCAAAGAACCGTCATAATCTTCCGGACGAAATGCCGTTTGAATATGAACGAATTGCACATTGTTTTAAAGATAATGCACCGACACAAACGGTTACACCGACAGTCACACCACATATAGAGCCGACTGTTTCACAGGTAGTCACACCACCACAAAAAACGACAGTTGCACCGCCTGCACCGCCGATTGACAACAACGTATCAGACGAAAGAAAAGAATTTGATACACCGGCACAATCGTTTGATATGCCGAACGGAAATATACCGAAAGCATTGTCGGATTTAATGCAGATTAATAAGGTAACAGACGCAGAAATCAGACAGGCAGTTGCGTATAAAGGATATTATCCCGAAGATACACCGATAGAAAATTACGACGCTGATTTTATCAACGGTGTATTGGTAGGAGCATGGAATCAAGTATTTGAGATTATAAAGAAAATGAGAAATGAGAATGTATTTCAAGGAGGTAACGAATAATGGCAGAAGAAAGAGAATTTGGTTGGGATGATGAAATAGAAAACGACAATGAGTTTCAAATATTGCCCGACGGTGATTATAAATTTACGGTAACAGGCTTTGAGCGTGGCAGACATCAAGGAAGTGCTAAACTTCCGCCGTGCAATAAAGCGATTATAACATTAAACGTTGCAGACGGCAAAGGTAATCAAGGTACGATTAAACACAACCTGTTTTTACATACCAAAACAGAGGGAATGCTTTGTGCATTTTTTACCGCAATAGGACAGAGAAAGCATGGCGAAAAGTGCCGTATGAATTGGAGTGCGGTTGTCGGAGCAACAGGCAGATGTAAAATCGGTATACATGAATATACAAGCACTAAGACAGGTGAAGTCTTAAAATCCAATGAAATCAAAAAATTCTATGAGCCGACAGGAACACAAGCCGAACCAACGCAATCACCTGCGTCGTCATTTACTCCGGGAAGTTTTTAAGGCGGTGTCATAAATGGAATTAAGACCATATCAAAATGAAGCTAAATCAGCCGT